ATTTTATTTTCTATGTATATTCTAACATACTTTTTACTGTTTGTCAAGTAAAAAATGCCTCTCTAAACTGTTGTTTTTATGTTATTTATTTGACAGATTTAAAATCACACATCATTCTGGTAGGGTATCCATCTTTCCCTTGTGTATCTCTAATATTTAATTTAAACTGATAGTATGCCGATTGAAATTCCATGTCAATTCGTTTACCTTTTCCTGTTTTACCACCATAATGAATAGTACACTTTCCAACCTTTGCAGCTGCTTTCATAGCTGCAGAATCCATTTTCTTAGATTCTATACTACTTCCCTTTTTGTGAATGACATGATAACCATATCCAATACCTGATTGTAATAAGGCAGAAATCATAGAAGTATTAGGTGATGTTGTTACCGTACCAGCTTTCATTTTACCTTTACCATTAAAGATATTACAGAATCGTTTATTGTCAATACCAAACAGTTTCAATAATGCTTGACCATCCTTATTTTTAATTTCACCAGAATCAATTTCTGATTTGGTTAATACTTTCTTAATACCACAATTAAAGAATGTAGTAGTTCCACCAAGTTTAAGACTTAAATAAATGTTATTTCCTTTTTCATCTGTAACAGTAACATCTGTAACACTTGGGCCAACATCTAATCCTTTACCTTTTGTATTTGTCAAGGTAATTTTACTTCCAGAATACTTAATTGGTCTTGGTGTATTTTCTCCACCTACTAAATCAATCCAAATTTCTTTATTTTTAGAAAGATTATATGTTTTATCTAAATCTTGTATACAAGATAACATACCGGCGTCTTTAACAGCATCATCGCCTTCTTCAAACCATGCAAACAAAGAATCAACAAACGCTCCTTCAAATGCATTACCTCTGTTATTCGCGCCACGATTTCCAGAAGAACCATTACCCCATTTAATTTTAAATGTGGTAATACCAGAACCAGTTATAATAGCATCAATACTTTCTCCACCCTGTAAAGTTCGTGAAACATTAATATTTTTCTTTTGTTTCAAATCCAGATTAATCGGAGTCTTATCTTTTTTCTTTAGATACTTAAAAAGCTTCTTAACATCATCAATGGTATCTTTATCCCAATCTGCACCTTTTAATTCTTTGTCAATCTCAGCATCATTCGTAGGAAAAAAGGAATATGCTTCTTTTAAAAGAGTTAGGCTCTTTTTGGCATGAAGACCTTCTACAATAACATCTTCTTTTAAAAAATTCTTATACGATTTCATAGTTCTCATTTTCCAATTTTACACAATGGACAATCATCCACGTTCAATGAACGAAACGGACACAACTTATAATGGTCAATATTTGTAGCTAATACTCTACTCAATAAAGAATTCTCTCCAACCACTTTATCCTCTTTTACTGCTTTCTCTGCTACTTCTACAAACATCTCTTTTATATCTTTACTCATATAATAATTAAATCTCTGTTAAATTAATCTTGTACTTCTTACCTGATACATTATTCAAAAGATACATATCTTCAGCACCTTCTTGAAATGTCCAAGAACCGTTTGTACCATCAACACTATTACCATCACGTTTTGTATTGTCTAAATGTAAATCACCTGTTTTCAAATCTTGAACAACAATAGCAGTTCCTTCAGCTTTGATGGTTGCACTATCACCCATGTAAATTGTATTGTCAGCAACATACATATCCCTAATCTTAAATTCCGCTGAACCTATATCATAAGTATCATCTGCTGATGGTAAAATATGATTAGTGAATTTCTGGTTATTCCAATCCAAAGTGCCACCGAGCTGTGGACTAGTATCTTCTACCAAATTACTAATTCCACTTCCAGTAACACCAGTTAAATTACTACCGTCTAATGCTGGTAATGTAGATGGAAATCTAGCGTCAGCAATTGTACCAGATAATTTAGTAGCCGAAACACCAGAAATCATTTCATCCGTAACCATAGAATTGGCTTTCATATATTCACATATATCTAAAACTTTCTGACTCATTTATCTAATCTCCATTTACTAGGTTTACATACTATATTTATAATACTTTTAAGGTTAGTTATAATTTTGTTTTACCAGAAATTCGGGTAATTTCCACTCAACCTTGTCTTTATCGACACTATAATGGCCTAAAGCACCACAAAAATTGCAATATTCAATACCTACATCATAATCCAAAGTAGTAGTATCTGCACGATGTTCACATAATGTTTTCATTACAGGTTTTTCCTTAGTATCTTTGTCAAACCAGCCATCTGAAATCGTTAAATCTTGCATAATAGTCTCCTTGTGAGTTATATATTACTATTTATATATTCCAATCTTCATAGGTTTTTTCAGCTCTCTTTGAAGGTTTTATCTTCAAAGTGTAGGGATTTGAGCTTGTATTGGCATCTGATTTTTTCTCATAGAATTTGTTACTTCCATCATTTGCCAGAGCAGGTTGGTCATCTTCCTCAATATCATATAGTTTCATTTTCTTCTTAACGACATTCACAAGAAACTTAGAATTCAATGAAATATCACTATATCTGTTTTTCAACTGTTTGAATAAGATTTGATTGTTAGTACCAACTCCATCATCCTTAGCAATAATAGCCATCATTAAATCTGCTGTTGCTGGTAAACCAAATGATTCAGATGTATTAGACAAATCAGGATCAGAACTAGAAAATCCTTCCCGATTCAATTGTGAACTTGTAATGATAGGAACATTACACTCTACTGCCAACCCACGAATTTCCTCAGCAATAGACTTAATGTAAATATAGGTATTCATATTTGCAGCCCACTTAACTCTACTGGACGCACAAATGTTTAGATAATCTAAAATGATAACTTGTGGTGTAAAATCTTTTTTGATTTTCAACTCTCTAATCAAAGCACGAAAGTTTCCAGTATGGGCTCCAGCTGTTGGATATTCCTTAACAACTAATTTCCCAATTTTCATTTCCTTGAGATTTTTCTCAAAGGTATCTTTAGGCATCAGGTGTAAATCATTCAGTTCAACATCCATTAAGTTTGCATCAACTCTTTCGGCAATTCTCTCTGCTGCCATTTCCATAGTAATATATAAAACATTCATTCCTTGTCTTAGATATTGACTAGCCAAATGAGTTTTAACTAATGTTTTACCAACTCCTGTTCCACCCAATAAAACGGTAAGTGTTTTTGGTGAGATGCCACCATTAGTAATCTTATCAAGCATAATCATTTTGAAAGGAATTTTAGATTCCTTTTTATGATAGAATTCCCACCTATCATCACCATCTTCCAAATAGTCATGCCCGACACTTTTATCTAATGAAATAGCTAATGCTTCTGTAAGAATTTCTGGTATTGAATCTTTAGAATTCTTATCGTCTTTACCTTCTAATATTGAAATACTTTTTACAATACCATTATATACTGCTTGGTCTTTTGCCCACTTCTCTGTTTCTTTTGTTAACCATTCTTCATCATCAGTTTTACCATTAAGAGTTTGCAAAACTTCATTACATTTACTAAATGCAACTTCGTTCAAATCTTCTCTATTGTTTAGCTTGACTGATAGTACTTCTTTTGTTGGAGCTTTGTTAAACTCCGAAATGTGTTTTTGTATTTCTATGAAGATTTGCTTCTCAGCGTTCTCCTTGAAATAATCTGGTTGTAAGAATATACCGACAATGCTTGAATAGTTTTCATTATATATAAGGTTCTCTAATATCAAAGTTTCAGTTCGCATCTTACCCTTTCATCAAAACATCCTTTATTAATTTCTTTTGTTTTACAACATCTACTTCTAAAAATGGTTTGTAATTTAAAACCAACTTCTTATGATCTTGCCATATAGGGTCTTTGAGATACTTATCAACCTCTGGTATGAAATTAAGTACCATATCCAATACAGCAAAGGTTTCCAATGATATCCTATTAGATAGGCTCAATTTTAATATATATGGGTGATTCATGCTATTTGTGATGAAGATTTCATCAAAGCTCTTTTCGTATTCCCTCATACATTTTAAAATTTCACCTATATCCTGTTGAAT